GACACCGTTGCAAATGGACAATCTGTGTTAAAAATGTGCCGAATTCGACGAGAACCACGCCAAAAATACCAAACTTGACCAATCCAATTCAAAATAGGATATGTAGCTTCTAAGCCTTGTAAGGGTAATGGATAAGTATTGTCTATATCAGATCCAGCATTAGCGCTATAGCGCTTGAGAACATCACTAATGGATCCAGTGACTTCTGATTGAACAAATCCTTTTTCAACGGAACCAGTGCAGCCGTCTAAAATAGGATCAAAAGTCTTAGTAAAAATCGAACGAATATCAGACTGAGGTTGAACCATTTCTAAATCAGTCAATGCTACAGACGTAGGGAGACAAAATTGAAAGTCTGGAGCGGCAGAACGCCACACACAAACATAAATAGTTGAATCACTAATGACAGATTGACCAATAATCGGAGTGATAAGTTCCGTGACCAATATCGGAAATGTATCCGCAATATTTCTCTTACGCCAATGCGTTTCAGAGAGATAAGGAACGGTAATGGAAACGTTAGTATCTCCCTTAATGTCGACAATTTTTGAAACAATGTCGCCTGAAGTAGTAACGTCTGAGGTCCAATTGACGTAATTAAGTGAAATGCGAACACGACAAGATGTGAACGCAGTAGTGAAGAACTGAAAATAATAGCGGAATGATCCACGCCACCATTCGTGACAAGCAGCAGCGACAAAAAGATAATCAGGCATACCTTCGGGATTGTCAACAGCCTCAGGAACACAATGCATGGAAAATTGTGTTTGTGCAAGATCAAGAATGTAAAACTTATGTAGCATAGGAACACATGCCAATTGAGTAAAAGACATACTCGAATTCTCTCCTCCCATGAGCTCCTTAACCATAGGAAGGGAAGGATTAGGATAGAGAGAAAGTGATTGTGAGTGATCAAGACCAGAAACTTGAGACATATCACGAGTAAGATCCATGGACACAGGAGTAATAGTAGGCACTCCAGTAGGTTTGTCCATAACGCCAAAAATAACTTTAAAAACGTCGATAATTGGATCAATGAATCCTCCAATAACAGGAATGCAACGGAGAATAGGTCGAATGAAATATCCCAAAGACGGAACTGTTGTTGTACCAGTTTTAGTCTTATTCTGGGCTTCTTTGTTTACAGGGTCTTTCTTAATCGTTTCCGATTGGGCTTGAACTTGCTCAATGCGAGGTCGCACTTTAAGCAAAAGAGAAGAACCAGGTACATAACCAGCTACTTCAGGGTCTGTGAAGGAAGCATACACCTGTATGTGAACGTCAGTCGAAACGTCAGGTGATGTGGTGATAAGGGGCGCTAAACTAACCAGTGAAACTGTACATATTTCAGCTGTGTCAAAGGAATCCAAGCGAATCCATGTCTTGGGACTCAAGTAAGGAATTGTAAATGTAGCGGCTTGTTGTGTGGATGCGGAAAGAACTATTGGACGCAATCCAGATGCGGTATATGTCGAAGGCGACAAATCTGAGGTACATGGTTTCCAACAAACCATAAATGCTCCCATATGATACGGGGTAGAATTCATCCGAACTTCTAATTTAACTCCAGCACGGAAGTATAGAAATGATGAAAGTGCATCTTGAATAGAATTCTCAAGAAACAAAGCCTCAGGAAAAGCAATGTTAAATGTAACTAGTGTTCCGGTCCAAAGACGTTCGGCAACTAAATAGTTTCGTTTGAGAATGTGAGACGGTACCTGTCTCGGAAAGGGGTTGTCAATCATAGCATGCATCTGAGCATATGACAACACGGGCATGACGGTGACTTCTTCTTCAGCGTCATTAAAATGGGTAAGTTCGATCTGTTGTTCAGGACCGACTTCCTTGGTCTCTAAGAGAGTTTTCTTTTCTTCTTTAATAGATGATTGTGCAGACCGATTTTCTAGAAATTCCAACAAGGGCCTAAATGTTGGTACTAGGATTTGTTAAGTTTACCAAGCGATAGCATTAATAAAGAGTGTAACAGCACACTCGATAAAAAGTTCACGTCGCTTCAGGGCATTAGGTTTTAAATCACGTAACGCTTCTGCGAATCCAGTTTTATGTCATGGGGGACGGGGGTTTCTAACAGGAGAAACCATGAGTAATGTAGGACGAAAAATGGTCCTCATAAGTCTGAGTATAGATTTTTGAAGAATCTAATAACTGTATAACCTTATTAAGACGAGATCGTTCAAATTCATAACGATCTTTACCATAATGGAAAAACTCAGAGATTGCTGTACGCAAATTCTCAACAGTTTGTTCCTTCTTTGGTTTTTCATCTGATCTAATCCATTGGGTCATGGAAAAGAGCGAAGGTTCTTCGAGGGGGGCAAAAACACAAGGTCCCTGAACTCTGAATTTCCTTTGGAGAAATATCAAATCCTCGGCTTTGATGAACTTCTTGTCCATCGGAGTTTTATCTGGGTTGGTGATATCCCAATTGAACTCCCTTCTAAAAAGGGCAGAAATTGTCATTCCATTAAATCGTTCAATAATATCAGGATGAATTCCAAGAGCAGAATCATCACCATTAACACCAAGAGCACACCAGTCATCAAATTTCAATTCAGGACACAATTTCCTAAATGCGAATCTAAAACAAATTGAATTGATGATCGAGTTTAACCACGAAGTTTCCCACGAGCCAGAAGGCATTAACGTACAACTAAAAATTTTATTATGCAAAATAAAGTTAGTACACAAAGTGGTTACAACAAGGCAAACTATATTTCGGATCCAAATCCGATCTTTAACGGGGTCTAAACCCATCATATCTGCTATCTCACGAGCAACATCCCAGCCAAGGCCAACAACGAAGTTGATATCCCAAGCAGGTGTATCTAAAGCAACAAAGCAAGTCTTGGGTCCAAACCTACTAAGACGCTTAAAAAGCATACCCCAATGAGCAGAATGGCAATTAATCCCTAAGGATATATCGCTTTGAGTCGGATTATTACACAATGCTTCTTTGAAAGTACCTAAATACATTATAGAACGAATAACATGTGCTTTTTCCATAACAGCAAACGCACGCGTCGATCCAGCCTCTACACGATCAATAGGACGAGTTTCATCCTTTAAACACCAAGAAGCAAGACCAGGAGGAAAAATTCCTTGTTCAACTTGAGCTATCTGTTCATCGATCTGTTTATCAAGAGTAGGATCAATCCAAAAAGGTTTGCGTTTTATTAAATTTTCAAGTTTTTTCCCACGTTCGGCAAAACCAGGGCCAGATGACTTAGCAAGAGAGATTGACTCTAGATCATGAGAGATCAGTCCATTAATCGCTTCTTCTTTTGTAAGTATCTTGTGCTTGGTAAGATGAAAATTTGCGTGACGTATTCCAATATAATTATCACGATGAGTGAGTTCTGGGTCCATTGGACGAATTCTCTTAGCTCCAATTTTGGACAGAGCTTTTTCAAGAGGTTTAATAAGAACTCCTTGTTTATCACGAAAAGGTGAAAGTCGAGCAGGCGCCTTGAGTATTGGATAAAAACACTTCATAACATTACCTTGCTGATCAACAACACCATCCTGAAAACAAGATGAGATTATGCGAGAATCTCGTGGTATAAAAATACTCTGACTAATAGTGGCTACTTCTTTAGCGCCAGAGATTGATTCACCAACAGAGGGTGTTATAGAGAAACAACCCTCAGGAACAACTTGTTCCCCAAGAACATAATGAGCTTCAGGTCTTCGGAACCGCTCAAAATCTTCTACATAAACTGGTGCGACTATTGAGTCGCCTCTAACCCCAGCTACATGAATTCCGACAAATTTCTTTTCAACTTTAGGATTGAACATAATGTACGGACAAGCACATAAACCAGGCATACCTTCAACGCTTTGGGCGCGGTACGAACCAATTAACAATTTTGACACCATACCCTCTTTGGAAGGGAAACTGGTACACACTTGATCTCCTTTGGAGAGATAAGTGCCTTTTGAGATTACTATAGCACCACGGTGATACTGTATCCTAGCAGGATTAGCAGCTTCTAAATTATCACCCGTACGCGGCATATGTTGTTTCATACTCTTAGTAGGAGAGCGAGTCTTAAAATCAAGAAACGCCAAATCACGTTCAGAAACAATATCAACGGTAAACTGACTTGGTATGTATTGTTCTACACTACCACGATCAGTTCGCGAATTCTTAAAAATCTCAATCATCCGAATGCTACACGGATATTCAAATGAGTGGGCGGCCGCGACAGCCATAGTACCACCCAAAAATTGGAGGAGAGACCCAAGTATACGTCCATCAGAGTAATGAACATCACATGGGTGATTATTATTAATTGCTCGAACAGCAATCTCCGAAGCTCCAAGATCACACAACTGAGGTTCAACCTCTTGACCATTAGCATTAACATGAAGCACTGCAGGCCCAAATGGATTTAATTTAGACATAGCTCGGTCACGTGTTTCGTAGTTATCTTTTGATTGGGGTTCAACTCCCAATTGGCGCGGTGAAATCAGCCAAGACAAAAACAAACAAAGTAGGGCAAGAACGCCAACTACCAATCCTATAATCGTAACCTTTATTCCTTGTGGTGTGTGAAACCAATCAAAGAAAGAATACCAAGATCGCCACATTGCGACAGAAAGTTCTATCTTGGATACTGGTTGACCTGA